TACCACGTTAGGCAACGCCTGCAGTCTAGCGAGCACTAGGCCAAACTTCTGAAACTTGTACATCCGTGTGGGTATCCAATGCTTTACCCACGGCGTACGCTCGCAGACTTCCAGAATTTTCCTAGCTAGTCCTATGCTGTACATATCGCCACTGTCAAACCATCGGAAATATCTGTCGTTGTCTAGCTCTGCGACCATATCGTCGCACCAGCTGTCACGCTTCCAGTCCTGCCGGTTGTGCTCCCGTGGTGCACGTACGTTTTTAAACCGATAGTTTCCCGTGGTGGCGTAGCATCCGCTACAGGCTGGCACTAGCGCACCAGTGCTGTCTCTGGACGCTGGACACGTGTCTAACGCTTGCAGTGACCACGATCTACACGGCATCTTCGATGCCTTCGATAGCTTTAACATGGTTTAGATTCCTCTAGTGTCTAGCACTATTTCTGTGGCGATACCCTGTACACTGTACATAGTATCATAGGAGTATAGCCTATCTTCCGCGCCGCTGTAAGTCTCGTGGGCAGAAATTAACCGACTATCTACCCTGAATTCCCACAGTCCGCTTATGTCATTTTTAGCGACTCGTAAATGTCTAGTGTTGCTCATGTCTCTGGTTCTCCCTAGAGTTTTGGTTTAGCAGTGAGCCCTGAGTGTACCCAAGGCGCACCACTAACACAACCCCCCTATAGTCTCAAAAGTTTAGCGGATACCCAGCGCGGGAACCACAGTTTAACGATCACAGGGTATCTAATGGGCGTCATGGTCCCCCATTGGGTACGCCTAGGTTTACCGTTCTCGCGCCTGAGTATAGACCACTGGCGCGTCTCGTGGTCATACTCAGCAAAGTACCGTCCGATTATCTTTTGCATGGCCTCAGGCCTCCTCGTCGACGCAGGTATCAGCGTAGGCCTCCGCATCGCCTAAGTGTTTAAACGACTTGTGAATGCCTACCTGCTCGCCAGCGTCCACATCGTGCAGGATAACGCGGTACTTCCACATAATGTTAGGCCATGTGATTACCTGAGCAATCAACCCTGCTTCTTCGCTCTCTACTTCGTAAACTACGTCTCTCATGGCCTCAGGCCTCCTCTGTAATCAGTCTAACGGTAGTGTATGGATGGTTAATAGAGTGAAACTCTAGCCACTCCCGCGCCAATTCTAAATCAGCGCCTTGATGAATACAGATCCACCCGCGTGTAGTCTCATACTGTACAATATAATTGGTCATTGTGTGCGCTCCTTAGGCCACTGCTGGCCTGCTGTATTTATAGTGACCGATCTCTCGGCCCTGCTCTGTTACCACTCTAGCGTTGAAGGTGAAAAACTCTACTATATGTTGTGCTAGAGCTTCCGTGGCTTCGTCTCTGTCATCGTGACTAGATACGTTGTACCACTTTGTAAACCTGCCGTTTACCTGTCGGAATCTGTATTGCAGTGTGTACATATATAGTCGCTCCGTTTGGGGTGGCTATGTGTCCCCCGTCGCCATGTGTGTATATTGAGGCCTGCCCGTGTAGATTGCAATGGTAATATTCACTTGTTTCAGCTCGTGATCTGTGGTTGTGACCTGAGGGTCCTACACTGGCACACACACTCTGTCAACGTGAATATTACACTTGATTCCGTGTGTCATCTGTGGTTGCGGCCCTAGGTTTACCCCATGCAAAACCCGTGCCAACTTTGGTGGCCTCCCGTGTTGGCATGAGTTGTGCTATAGCAATATCCGTGCCAACTTTGCGCGTAGGGTGGCCCAAGTTTTGACACGGGGGGAGGGGGTTGACTTGTGTTTACTTTTGTAGTAGCCACTCAGGTTTGCAAGAGGGTAAATTTGAGTAAAACTATGTAAAAATAACATAATTTATACCCTAGCTAACCACTTGTTTTACCTCGTGTTTCCCCAAGGGCGGGACTACAGTTAAAAATAGTACAAAAAAGACTTGACTTTTGAGTAAAAGTATGGTACAATAATAGGCAGATACTAGGATGAAATTAGTACAGCAGATGTAGGGCTAAGTTTGAATGTTGAATAGTTCGTATAGATCCCCTCTTCTGTTGCATCCTAGGCAGGGGACTCATGCGAACTTGAGTAAACACAAGGATACTGGATAATGTCCGAAGAGACACCCAAGAAAAGAGGCAGAGGAAGGCCACGCAAAGGTGAGATTGTAGAAAAGACTGCAGGCTCTAGAGGTAAAGTAGGCCGACCCAAGGGTGATGCTTCTATAATTAATGAATACAAGGCTAGAATGTTAGCCTCACCTAAGTCAGAACTAGTACTACAAACGATATTTGATGCTGCAACTAACGATGACCACAAGAATCAGGCAGCAGCTTGGAAGCTAATCATGGACCGTATCCTCCCAGTGGGAGTTTTTGAGAAGGATGTAATCAAGGATGCCGGGAGAAGTAGCATACAGATTAACATTACTGGGGTTGGAAGCACAGAAATTGTTGGAGGCTCTCAAGAGGGAGAGATTATTGATGGAGAATCAATTGATGTCACGTGATAAGTTTGACGAAGTACTAGAAGAGGCCCTCGGGTACGTCACAAGGGTAGGAGATGCCACTAGTCAGCTAGTAAACGTAGCCCTTCTGTGGGGTGATAACGCTAATGAGTCCGTCTCAGGGCGTTCACACAGGCTCAAGGACACCCACAAGGCTTGGGGATGGCTAAATGCCTCCATTGACTACGTATTTGACGATGACCACTGTGAACGTGCGTACCTCAACGACGTAGCTAGAGCAGAAAACACAATTAAAGAATCAAAAGCTAAGAAAAAGAAGTGAAGTACTTTAGTACCTCTGAGTTTGACTGCCAACATACTGGTGAGAACCGTATGGAAGAGGAGTTTTTACTCAAACTGGATGCCCTCAGAGAACACTGTGGGTTTCCTTTTGTTATCACCAGCGGCTACAGAAGCCCTGACCACCCGTTAGAGGCTAGAAAAGAGATACCGGGAACTCACGCGCAAGGCATAGCAGCAGACATAAAAATAACTAGCTCTGCTCAACGGTATTCGATAATAAAAGCAGCCTTAGAGCACGGCTTTACTGGTCTAGGGGTCGCTGGTGACTTTATTCACGTAGACACACGGGGAACTGTCCCTGTGATCTGGACGTACTAACTATGTTGTACACTAAAAACGTAAACCTAACAGACACATCTACACAGACTATTGTGACGATACCTAGTGGGTTTGTAGCACACTGGAACATGGCGTTCATAAGTAACCTACACAACGCTACAAATGACATTACCTTGTTTGTTGATAAGACTCCAGACCCTGATGTGTACATTCTTAACGGAACAAACGTATCATCTAAAGAGTTTTTATTGATTGATGGTAACGCTGTGTTTGTTTTGCAACAGGGTGACGTTATCAAAGCAGCAGCAGGATCATCAGGCAACATAGAAGTGGTTGTTACTTTTGATCTGCTAGAAGCCCCAGCTACCTTTGTAAACTTTAACGGAAACTAACGTGATTACTATCGTAGGTGCTGACTGGTGCCCTGCTTGTAAAAGAGCAAAGAAAACAGCAAAAGAGTACGGTTTAGCGTACAAGTACGTGCACATTCCTCCGGGTCAACCGGGGTGGGACTTGGTAGAATCCCTGACAGGAAAAAGGAGTATTCCTCAAATCTTCTACCACTTTGGTGGTTCAAACGAGTTTAACGAAGCCCTAAATAGTATAGGAGAACTTTCTAGTGAAAAACTTTAATGAAATGTTTGTAGGACTGGCAGTAGTGTTTATCATGGCTCTGGCTGCTATCGGAGTCAAAGCAGAAACCCTGATTAGCTACGACGATGGATCTACGTACACCGTAGGCAAGAACGAAGAAGTCTACGTAGCACCAAAGAACACAAGAATATTTACGCTCCAGAGCTACGCCAAAGGTGACGTATTCTTCCGTGTACGTGCGCCACACGCAGGCCGTGACTACGTAGAGCCAGTAACTACGACCACTCCTGACACCACAGGTTCCACAGGGTCTACAGGCAGCTTCACAGACGTTGATGACACAGGATTTTCTCAAGCCTGTGCAGACTTTGACACTGACCAACAAGCGACTTTTGGTTACATATCTTGGAACCAAATATGTGATACCAACAACGACGGTGAGTACAGCATCTGTGACTACTACGAGTCAACAGGACAAGCGACATTCCAAGAAATCCAGTACAACAAGCAGTGCTTAAGTAGTGACGGATCTTAATGTTCAGTTACTACCGTGGCAGCAGGATGTCTACTCTGATCCTACACGATTCAAAGTAGTAGCTGCAGGAAGACGGACAGGGAAGTCCAGACTCGCAGCGTGGATGTTAATCATCAATGCGCTGCAGGCCGACAAAGGCCACGTTTTTTACGTTGCGCCCACTCAGGGTCAGGCCCGTGATATCATGTGGCAGACTTTGTTGGAGCTAGGACACCCTGTGATAGCAGGTAGCCACATTAACAACCTGCAGATCAAGCTGGTCAACGGGGCCACGATTAGTCTCAAGGGAGCCGATAGGCCAGAGACAATGCGTGGTGTGTCCTTGAAGTTTCTCGTGATGGACGAGTACGCAGACATGAAGCCTGACGTATGGGAGCAGATTCTCCGTCCAGCACTGGCTGACCAAAAGGGATCAGCGATGTTCATAGGTACGCCTATGGGTAGGAACCACTTTTACGAACTGTACAAACTTGCGGAGCTAGGGGACGATGAGACTTACAAGGGGTGGCACTTTACCAGTTATGACAACCCACTCCTCGACCCTCACGAAATTGATACAGCAAAGAAGTCAATGTCGAGCTACGCCTTTAGACAAGAGTTCATGGCCTCATTTGAAGCAAGAGGCTCCGAAATGTTTAAAGAAGACTGGGTACAGTACGGAGAAGAACCAGAAGTAGGTGACTACTACATTGCTGTTGACTTGGCTGGCTTTGAAGAAGTAAACAAGAAACGGACAAAGAATACAAAACTTGATGAAACCGCAATCGCTGTTGTTAAAGTTAGCCCTGATGGTTGGTACGTTGATAACATTATACATGGGCGGTGGAGCCTTGACGAGACTGCCACCAAGATATTTCAGGCCGTTAGAGACTACAGACCCGTCAGTGTTGGTATTGAAAGAGGGATAGCAAAGCAGGCGGTAATGAGTCCACTGATGGACTTACAGAAGCGTTACGGGACTTTCTTTAGAGTCGAAGAGCTGACCCACGGTAACAAGAAAAAGACTGACAGGGTTATGTGGGCGCTACAGGGGCGCTTTGAGAACGGTTACGTATCTATTAGCAAGGGTGAGTGGAACAACAGATTCTTGGATCAATTGTTTCAGTTTCCAGATCCACTGACTCACGATGACTTGGTTGACGCTTTGGCTTACGTAGATCAGCTGGCGCAAGTAGCGTACCACTACGACTACGAAATTGACGATCACGAAATACTAGATGTTGTGGCAGGGTACTAAAGTGACAAAGAGAGTTTTTAGGCGTTTAAATACATACGGAATCTACGCTATTT